ATTCTATTATCTGCATCAAAATCATTCATCTCGTACGTAAATACTATATGGTAGTCATACTTAAATAAATTGTTAGAAGATGAATTACCCATTAACCCATCAATATTAATAGATGTGTTATCAAAAATGCTGGTTAGTTCGCTTCTTTTATCTTCCACTGACTCGTCGTTTTTTAATATATTTAGAATATTATCAGATAGCGGTGTATTATTGATGATTAAGTTCTTAACTGTTAAGTTATCTGGTAATGTTTCAATGGGTGTACCACTGAGAACTAAATTCCCACCAACAGTTAAGTTATTACCAAGTGATTGGATTTGTGTATTTCTGAGGTCTAAATGCCCACCAACAGTTAAGTTATCTGGTAATGTTTCAAACGAGGTATTACTAATATCAAGAGTCTGTTTAACTGTTAAGTTATACGGTAACTCTATTATTGGCGTTCCGCGTAAATTCAAATTTAATACTGTTAAGTTAGGCGAATCTATTCTCGATATATTAGTCTTGGAAAGGTCTAATGACAAATTACCAGTTTTACCTATTACTACCTTACCATTCAATGAATCACCATTAAGAAGCCTCTTTACTGCATCTTTTTGAAATATTATTTTATTGAATCCAATTAATTCACCTGGATTGCTGTGGAGTTTATATAAATTCATTATTTAAGATACTATAGGTAGTATATCTATTACTCCTTGTGTTCCTGCATCATCATCAACATATGCCAATTCAGTCAATGAATTAAATACACGTTCAATACTATAATTTGCGCGTTGTGATTCAATTGATGATAAGTCGGAACTAGTTAGGGTTATCTTTGCTTTTCCTTTTGCTGATACTACTATAGTTAGTGCTTTACTCATTAGCAAAGAATTTTCACTAATTAGTTTAAAAGTAAGTGTAGTGTTTTCCAGATTAATAGGTTTTTGGTCTTGGTTCAAGAATTGGAATTCTAATACAGTATCCACTCCTTTAACTGCTTTTAATATTTTTGAGTACACGTATTTAGTCCTCGGTAAATGAACGCCAGAAGTAACATTATGTTCAAATAATGTTACTACATGGCTTTGATTGAATAAATAAATTTTAGTTGAATACATCCAAATATTTATGGAAAATGAATTATTTCTCAAAATAGCAGAAAAATATCCCTTCTTATCCATTGTACGATTCTCTACCACGGAATACATAGGTATTATCATGAATCAAGACAATACGTTAACAACAATGTACAATTTTGGAGAGATTTTAGATCAAGAACAAAAATATCTATTCCTAACACTAGGTGAAACATGGTGGTGGGAATCAAATAGAAGTATTCCAATTAATTTATTCCTAAAAGAGGAATGGAAAATTTTTAAAAAATATCGCATCACATTCAATAACAAAAACTTAGAAATATTAAGTGGACCTTGTACAAGTCTCAATAATATTGTTCAAAAACGTCCTAAAAGAAAATCAATTACTCTTATTAAGAATGTTGATTAGTAGGTTTCTGCAATTATATTCATATGTAGAGCTACTAACATCGCATAACTAATAGCATGTGCGTGTTTAAAGTGATACTCATTAGTTGAGGGTTTATTCCATATTTCTTCATTTATATCTTTCCAAGAACACCGTAATAAATGCTTCTTTGCTGGTCTAATTAACGCAAGGAACATAGCCATCTTAGCGATACTGTCTGGTTTTTTACTTTCTAAGGCATGTGAGTGATTACCTAAATGAACAACTTGACTAGAAAAATTACGATCAAGTAATTTTTCCCATGGGGGGTTTTGACTTAATAACTTATTATAATGATCAATGTCCTTAATATGTTGATACACAGACACATTCAGGAAATCTATCTTAAAGTAACCACGTTCGTCTGCCTCCTTGTAATCTATACTAGCACAGTTATGCAATGGATCTAATGGAACGTCAGTTACGTACACACCACTATTATGTTGCTTTGTTTCTGTATTGGATTCTTGCCTAGCAGGGACATTTCTAATAAGTTTTAAAATTTGATTGCGATCTGCAAAATCAATATCAATATCCGCATCTATTCTCATTTTAATTTCTCCATCGTATGAATCCATTCGTCATAATACATCTCTATATACCTAATATCAATTGTTTGTAGTTTTAGTACCTTGTACAATTTATTGATATGTATTACTGTGTCAGTTTTAGAAAAATACCATTCTGTGTCCCAATAACTCACATCTTTGTCCCGTATTATGGTCTGAAACTGTTGTAGTGGGTCATCGTAGCACATAATCATTTCATATATCTTATTAGAGTGATTTACTTCCAGTACGTTGTATATGTGTGTGGGTAATTTAATATACTCTTCCACTGTTGTAGGGGCATCCACTGGCCAATCTTTCTGTGAAATTGTACTCCAATAGTTTTTGAGTTTTGTATTAATATCTAACCTGTGCTTGATAAACTTATCGGTGTTTTTGAATAACACTATCCTAGGATTAGCCCAAACGCACAGAGCGTTGGATAATTCTTCCAGAGTGTGTATAACTAAAAAACAAACACCGGAATATCCATTAAGTTCCTTATTAATAGTTTCGACAGTTTTGGTGATGTTTTGTTTCTGTATATCTCTAGCAGACAAACCGAATAACTGTTTGCACCCTAGTTTTAAATCATCCCACGAACCCGTGACATTCCGTAACGATGACGTTAATGTATCAAATTTTTCACTTGTCTGTAGATTTAATAACTTAGAATTCTGTAGTGTTGCATCATTACTCAGACCCAAACAATTGATTAAAAACTTACCACCTGCAAACGGTGGGTAACAAACAAATACAATGTCTGTATCTAATTTTATTACCATCCTGCCTTTTTTAACATAGTGGTTATGTACTCTACATCTGATGGATGATCTTTAAACTTTTTACTCCATATTTCAGGATTAATAAAATCCCAAACTATTTCTGTCTGTTCGTGGTTTAACTCACTGAGGAAATTCTTACCACTAACACAGTTATACAATACCCACGGACTAATGTGACCTGTAGTTACAGCATAACAATTTGAGTTTATGTTACCGTGTCGAAGCATATCCTTACTATCAGCATCCTGTTTCTCGGCCCACTTCATACTGTACGTAATCGCACGTGTCAATGTATCGATTGGGTTTTCTCTTACAGTTAATGTACTTAAATATTCGGTATACAACCTATCACTTGTCCAGTAATCCAATTTTTTATTTTGTTGGATTACGTACTCCACGAACCTGTTGACATTAATCGCATTAATAGAAACACAGTACCTACCAAACTTAACAAACGCTTTGTAATATGGACTTTTAATAAAACCCATTTGTGTTTTTGTCTTAGTTGAATGTTGTGTATATTCGTAAAATTTTATATAAGTGTTAAATCCAATTCGAACACCCTTTTCTTCCTTTTCTTGCCATCTTTTTTTCTTCTCACACAGATGTACAATTAATGAATTTTCACGCTTAAATACTTTATCACAATACTTACATACATAGACTTCAACCTTATTCTCCGTTGTTTTTATCATAATGCCTTAAATCTTTTTTAGTAACCATTGTACTCAGTAAATCAATGTCCTCTTTCTTGAATGTTGGGTGTATAACTAATAACCGTTTTTTAACATCCTCTATTGACTTATTGCTCTTCTTCTTAACACTCGTTATCCATTCATGACGTTGTTGTCCAATGTCAGGACTACTTGCAACGAGTGTTAACCATTGCAGCTTAGGATGTCGATTAATATCGAATAAGTATTTATTTACATAGTGATTTGTACTGGCCAAATAATAATGCTGGACTGTTTTATCGGCCGCCACAGACGCAGTCCACTTTAAACCCATGAATGCACTAAACCCTTTGCGTTCCTCATCGGATAAATTATCATAAAAATCGTATTCTTTTTTATCGACTGCACGTAGCATTTTAAATATATCTAAACGTTGTGCCATTACCAAGCCTGTGAGTAATCAACTACTTGATTGTTTCTAGAAACATCTTTAATAAAATAAATTACTCTTGGTTTATCTCCAGTATCAATCGGTACTGCTAAGTACTGCCCATTTTTAAGTTTTGGATTATACCACTGGACTTCATTGTAAACATCAATTACCTCAACAGGTAAGAAGTTCGCACTGTAGCCTGATAGACTATTAAATTCAAATACATTAAAGTTTCGATCATTAATACTAGTTAACTTCAACGCCTCTAAATCACCTGTCTCCTCTTCGCCGATTAAAACATGCCAATCCAATGGCATCTTAATTACACGGTCAGCTATCTTTAGAACTAACGCTGGTGATGTAAAACTTTCTAAAAAAATTAACGGTGTATAAAAGTAATCCACGTCTTTTGGATTACTGTTGTCAAGAATGGCAAAGCGCATATCTTCCACACTTTCCGGCAATTCGTTTAATTCGTATGATGTATCTTCTAGTGTGTGTATTCTCATGCTGCTCCTAAAATTTTAATCCCCAAAACGTAAGGTCTTGTGGATGTATATGTACAAATACACATTATACGTTTATGAAATATGTACTGAGATGAGAATGTGCCGGATTGTGTTAGTGTTTATACTACGTTGTCGTGATATCACAAGTAGTATCTTATTACCTCCAATCTAACTTTTCTAAAGAAAATGGATAATTGGCTTCCCTGTAGAATTTCTTTCGTTTAGTTAAGTGTCGTTTGGCGAATTTACATGTACTAGTAATATCCCAAATTTGTACTTCATCTTTATCTTCCGCCTTACGAATACCACGTCCAATTGATTGTATCACCCTTACGAATGATTTACCTGGTTCAATAAGCATTAGATTAAAGATTCGAGGAATATTAATACCAACGGATGCTACACCGTATGTTGCCACAATAATTTTATTAGAAGCTTCTGAAACTTCATCGTAATGATCCTTTCTGTCCGAACCTTTGGTTGCGCCACTAACAAAAACAGCACTATCACCCAGACGCAAAACAAGTTCTTTACCTGCCTCAATACGGTCAACCAGTACAAGTGTATTTCCTGTTTTGTTTGCCTCTACAATTAGGTTTGATATAATGTCTAAACGGTCTGGATTAGTGAGTAGATACTTTAACTCACCTTGGTAATCAGAATGTTCCACATGGTCAATTAACTGTACTATATTTACGTGACAATTGGCTAGTACACCTTTGTCTTGCAATTCCTTAGCTGAAACTTTATTAATTACATTACCTAAACTAACATGCAATGATTGGAATTCAAAATCTTCTTTTGGAACTGTACCTGTTAACCCCCACCGTAATGGGATTTTTGACATAGGACCCGTTAACAACGTCTTAAGTGCATCTGCTTTCGCACTGTGTACTTCGTCGACCATAACACATACAACATCTTCTAGAAATTCACCTATAGTGTAGTCACCCTTACCTGCCTTTGTATTTTTCATTAACAAATTAAGACTTTGCCACGTACAGATAGTATGTTGTTTGCCTATTTCCTTTCTATCACCGAAGTAAACACCCACATCTAATTGCATGTTAATGTAATCTTCTTCTGTTTGTACTACTAAACTTTTGTTTGGTACAATAACAATACTTCTACCGTAGTTTTCAATACGTTGACTTAGTGTTGCTGTGATTAATGTTTTACCTGCACCAGTTGCGATTTCTTGTAAACACTGTGGGTTCTTCAAAAAGTCATTAACAATTGTTATTTGGTAATCACGTAATACAACTGGTTGTCCTGCATTGGGATGCTTCGCTGGCCAACTAACATGACTAAAAGTATCTTTGTTAACGGTACCTAACTCAAAACTGATTTTGTAATCACGTTGATCGTCAATTTCAATTTCCCACCCATCATTAATCAACGTTGGTAAAACTTCGGGTAATAAATTCAAGTATGTACTACCACCTAGATTAAAAAATGAAACTGTACCGTCCCATCTACCCAATCTATACGCGGGCATGTACCTAGCGCTAGGTATGTCGTATTTAAATTGCCGTACAAGTTTCTTACGCATATCAAGATCCAAATCTTTGATAGCACAATTAACTTCGTCTCTTACTACAATTGTTGCTTTTTTCATATACTTAATTTTATAAATAATAAGGTGGGTACAAAGTCAACAAAAAGGAAAAACTTTGTACCCGGGGTTGATACAAACGCTCAATGAGCGGTTTATATCTGCTTAGTAGTGTTTATGTAGGGAGGCTATTAAAGGGAATAATAGCGCAATAAACACATACTGAACCTGTTAAAAACTATTTTTCATACACGTATTCTTTGCCAAGACTTCCCACCTGTCTTCACTAATTGATCTTAGATCGGCGATCTTTAATGCCATCCTCAGACTCATTTCACGTAAATCATCTTTATGTTTTTCCATAAAATCGATAATTTCCATACCTGCCTTTTCATCGATTTTATTATAATCGTTAAACAATTCACCGGTACTCGCAATTTGTTTAACACGTAATACTTTATCTCTCATTGTATCTAACGTTAGATCTAAATAGTGACATCTACTTTGTAATGCTTCTAAATGATCCTGTAATTTTTGACTGCGGACATGGTTGAATTTTAAATTAGTAATAAAAATTACAGCCCCTTCAAAATCAAACGATACCGGAATTCCTTCTCTTCGCAACATGTGGCTATCGGAATTCCAAAATAGTCTACGTTTTTTACCACTATCAAGTGCGGCTTTAAGTAAGTTAAGACTTAAATCATCTTGTAGTACCATATCACAGTCGTCAAATACAATTACATTACCTTCACC